GATAACATCGCTCCCCCGCTGCGTTCAGAGCCACCCCAGCCGGTACGGCGGTAGACTCAGTAATACAAATAGGGATTGCGGTAAACTGATCGGCGGCCAGAATTTCAACCGTCCCGCCTACAGAAGTCTTGCTAAACTTCATCTGTTTCTCTCCTTTTTAATCAAAAGTAATGTTTTAAACCTTCGTTTGCATTTTTGAGGGTATCAGCACGCTGCTTGCCTAATTGCTTGGCAAATTCTATGGCTTCATCCTTCTTCTCATCTCCACCACCAGCACCAGAAGGCTTGGGGTCCTGTTTTACAAGATCGGCCCGCAGCTTCTTTTCGTAGGCGGCGTTGGCCTTCTGCTGGTTCTCAAACACTTTTTCGATATTGCCGTCAAACAGGGCCTCCGCTGTCTCACGGGCAAGCTTCTCGTCATAGCCTGGCATGGCGATGTAGCGG